CCTGTGGCAAAACTTTCTAAACATTGGCTTTTGCGAGTGTGTTTTTTTACATTGGCCACACTGGAAACGTAAACTACACAATCAAGCATTGTTTAATATGCGCCAGGCAGTACCATCACGCATTTCCACTTCTGTAAATTGACAATATGCTATGTGCCGAGCCCAGGCTTCTACTTCATCTAGACTGGGTTTACGTGGGGTTTCTATTTCACTGAGACTTTGACTACATAACGGTCCGGCCGCATTAGGGCCTAGTGTAATTGCAGGTTTGCCATGTAACAATGCTTCACCTGCGGCAATACTAGAGAATGTAATCAAGCAATGAACATCACGATCTAGAGCCATCTCCATAGTATCGTCATTGACTCTGGTACTACGTCCTTGTTTGGTTCTTATAACAACAGGGCGGTCTGTATACTGTTTGATTTCTTCTTGTACGCTGGCCAGCCAATCTTCTAAAATAATATCGTAGTTGTTCAATAACTTCTGACTAGGTGGTGCAATAAGAATGTTTGTACCAGAACGCATTTTCTTTGGTCTAACATTGGTTTTTTCTAGTCTGTCGCCTGGGCGTTCTATAACAGGACCAAACCATTGCACATCGTTTTTAGTAATACGGTGGTACAGTTTTTTCTTGTCGTTGCCGAAGTATCCTGTATCAATGTAGTAGAAATCTCTTCCGGCCTGACGACATCCTTCCATTTGTTTGCGTTTGGTAATACCGCGTAACACAACCGGAGTCATATTAAATTCTTCTTTGGCCCAGGTACTAATTTGCCCGCCTGCGCCTTGTACAAAACTTTGTAGGATAGGATCGTACATGTGTCCTTTTCTTTCGTATCTGTATTCACTGTCTGTACTTACTATGTTGTTTACAGGCAATACCGCCAGTTGTTCACTCAGCGTTTGTAGTGTAATACCGTAAGTGGATCCTGCAGGATCCACACGATACTTTAGTATGTTATCAAATATTTCTCGTATCTCAGGTACCACTTGATCCAACACATGCGGGTCGGGCGGGCTAGGAGGAACAGGCGGCAGGTACGAGGTTTCGTCTTCGAGTTCCCAGGTCATTCTATCAACCTTTGCTGACAATATTCTGTAAGTATGCGTTCTTTATGCCATTCGTCCCCCATCGGAGTGTCAGCAAATTCGTGAAAGCATGGAGTGCCCAAGGTATAGTGCAAGAGCTTGGCCGCGGGGTTTGGCCCGTATTCATCGGGCAACCAATTCCATTCAGGAGGTAATTCACCAATACGAGAATCATCTAACCACGAAAACCTATGTAGTTCAGACCCTGTAGCAAGTTGAACAAATGCAGGCATAAGTTTACGATTGGGAAAACTGTTACAGTTCCATAGTATGACACTGGACCAATTTTTACGTGGATAGTCTTCATTCTTTGACCCAAGATACTTTACAGGCATCCGAGTTTTGTAGTCGTGCTTGACCACTTGTACATCTTTTGTACTATCTCTCAAGTTCCAAAGTTCTGCAATGTCTCCGCGTACAATCATATCACCGTCGATAAAAATAGCAGATCCGTTGAATCCCATAAGATACGGGACTAAAAATCGAGTGTAGATAAAGTGGTTACTGCCATCAGTGTGTGTTTCGTTGTAGTCCCGAAACAAGTTAAGAGCTACTGGTATAATGCTAACAGGTTTACTTGAATTTCTAATAATACTATTAACACAAGTATGGTAGGCTATGGCTTCACGTGGATCGTATCCAACAAAGATTGGTATGATATCTTTCATGCAGATATTTACACCTGAATGTCTTCCATACCTGCAGTTCTCAGCCGCACCACGTGGCCCATTTGCCATTGTTTAGTGTCTAGCCCTTTAAGTATGCCCAGCCAACGATTACGTAAGTATGCCACTTCGTTGATGATGGTTTCGTAGTCAATTACTTCATCCTCACCATCTACATATTTTTCAGCATCTCTTGAAGTTAACGCCCGAGCATAACCTTCCAAATACTTTTGAAAGTGCTTTCTACGTATTTTACGCAGTTGAATGTTGAGATAGTTCAAGACTGCTTCAATCTCTTGTAGCTGATTAAAACGGTGCTCAGTTATACCGGGCAATGCAGTAATGTTTTTTTCTACTACGCCGTAGATCTTGCAGTCTTTTTTGGCATCTTCGAGCTCACGCTCATAATGATTTATGAAGTCTGGAATATCACCTAAACTGGCAACTACGCGGCTATACCACATTAGTTTTCCCAGTCTTCGTCTTCGTTGTAATCTTCGTCTTCGACTTCTTCGTCCTCTTCTTCAACATAATCCTTGTCGTTGTCAAGGTATGCTGTTAGCGCACGTTTGATGTCAGTGTCGCCTTTGAAAGCGTTGCGAATATCTTCCACGTCCGAATCATTGTCCATCAAGATCTGTATCACAGTTTCAGCGGCTTCTGCACGATCCACTGTGTTTACAAAACGCTTGAGTTCACCCCAAATTTCACTGGCTATTGCTTCACTCATCTGCTGTTTCCTCCGGAGTACTTACCTCAGCTTTCTGATTTCCAAAGTCTGCCATGACCTTGTCCAAGCATCCTTCATCATTCTTTTCCCAGGCCTTGCGGAACTTCTTGATAACTTCACCTTCGCTTGTGGTAAACACCAGGCTGTTGCCTTCACGCTTGAGCATTGTTTTCTTCTCAATTAAGTCAACTAGACCTGAGTATGGACTCATACCTGTTGTGTAGGGGATCTTGACTTGTACACCTTCAAAGGGTTTTGCATAGCGTGTTTTCATAACCTTGCAACCTGCACGAATACCGTTTACTTCAGACACTTTGTTGCCATCTTCATCTTCTTTGAGTTTCATCTTCTTCATAGCAACCACAATTGAACTTGCATAGATAAAGCCTTGTCCACCGCTAATCTTATCGTCTGGATCAAACATATCCTGGCTGGCGTATGTGTGGTTAGTACATACCAAGCCAACATTGTAACTACCGAACATGTTTACGCAGTTACGAACAAGTGCAGTAAGTGCTTTGGGCTTGCGACCCAAGTCACCTTTCATTTCACCTGCATCAAATTGATTAACATCTGTGGGTGTTAACAACATGCCTAGCGAGTCAATAACAAACATAACTTTAGGGCGCTCGCCTTCTGCGAGTGCTTTGTAATCGCTCATGAATGTTGAAATAGTTTTTGCTACATCATCAATCATGGCCATACTTAATTTAAGAAGTTTTGAATCGCTTGTGTCTACCCCAAGTGCTTTGAGCCAATCCTCGTCTAATGCGTTTTCACTATCAATCAGCACCACAAAGATGCCTTGCTCTTGTGCGTGTTTAACAATGTTACCTGAACAGATATAACTTTTACCTGCACCTGAGTCGCCGGCAAACACAGTGACCTTACCTAAAGGAATGCCACGGTTAAAGTCTCCACTAATCAAATAGTTCAAGGCAAAATTACCTGTACTAATCCAATCAGTTGGATCGTTAAATCCGATACTAAGGCCATCAATGCTCTTAGTGATTTCCTTGCGGAACTTACTTACGTCAAATGGTTTTCCCATGTTTACTCCAATGTAATAAAATTATTTTCTATCAGTGAATTCTTATAGAACAATTGCCTATAGTATAACAGATTGTGATCTAGTTTGTCAAAGTTTGCCAATGGCATTTGGCTACCCACACAAGGTAAATTGTGTTGGTCACACCAGGCCTGGTATTCCAATGGCGCTGTCCGTTTTTCATGTCGACCCACATTCAGTCGCAATGTGGTATATATCTCTGCAAAGTCATTATGGTCAGTGTCTGTAGTTGGATCATTGTGTTGCCATTTCTGCCAGGTTGTTCTGCCAAGATTGTTGTATGCTACAGATATATTGTAGACTCCGAATGCCAATACTTGTGTACCAAAAGGATTGGGCATTGTGTAGGTTGGGTTTGGTGTTGTGGCTTTTAACTTCTGTGTAGATTCTTCAACAGCGTGTACTAACTTGTTGATTGCGGCCATATCTCCAGGAGACACAGCGTCGGCTAGTAAATCAATGTTAGGAAAACGTTGATGGAGCTTGACCCACTGGCTATGTAAATGATTAAGATCATCTTGATTGCCGGGATCAAATTCAAAGTCAAAGTCGGTCAACTGCAAACGATCGTGAACAAAAGATTGTATACGTCGAAAACGTGTTTGTAATTCTTGGCTCAGAGAGGCATACCATAGGTTTGACACTGTGTATTGATTGAGACTGTGAGCGTTTAGTTGCTCTACAAAATACTCGTACACATCGTGATCGATAACCGCAAGTTCTATAACATCATGAGTTTGGGTCCAACACAGTTTTGGCATATACAATAAAACAAGGCCCGAAGGCCTTGTTGATTACTTTGCTTGTCTTGCGCGAATCATTGCCAAGATATCTTCAGCTTTTTGCGCTGGCTTTGCAGCCGACACTGGTGCTGAAGCGGCTGGCGCTTCTTCGTCATCAAAGTCGCTTACAGGAGCAGTTACTTTGAGTGCTGGTTTTGCCACTGGAGCAGGAGCATCTTCATCCACAGCAGGTGCTGGAGCGGAGCCACCAGCAGGTGCTTGTACACCAGCAGGGCGGAAGTATTGTCCCCAACGTTCTGTGTCATATGGCTGTCCATCTACTGATGCTTCAAACATCTCTTTGATAACTTTCAACTCAACATCAGTTGGTTTCTTGGGCAAGAATGTACTCAAGTCAAACAAACCGTATTGATCCACAGCCGCTTGTTCTACCTCAGTTAGTGCTGACTCTTTACGAGCCCACTTTGAACCATTGTAGTCAGCAAAGCCGCCTTTGGCACCTTTGCTAATACGGAAGTCCAGGCCACGCAGGTAGTCTGTTGGCAATTCTTCCAACTCAGGATCCATCAAGGCGCCTTTGATAGTTGTGAAGATTTGAGGACCAATGATAAATCTACGAATTGGATTCTCTGGTGTTTTGTCATCGCTCAAAGGGTTTTCGCGAACGAAACCTTGGAAGATGTAACTGCGTTTCTTCCAGTACTTACGACCCATGTCTTCAAGGCTTTTGTCCTTGAACCAGGTGCGTACTTCTGCCAGGATGGGACATGCCTCACCCCACATTTCCACGCAAGGTACTTGTACCATAACTTGTTTGGATTCCATCTCTCCTTTGACACCGTTGAAGGGCAAACGAATCATTGCTCGTTCTTGCCAAAAGAATGTGTTTTTTGTGTTACCGTCGGGGAGGAAGCGTAATGTAGCCGATTGGCCTTCTTCCATATTCCAGTGCGGGTAAATTGAATTATCTCCGCGTTCAGTGGATGATCCACCTTTTGATTCTGCCGCTTGCAAACGTGCGCGAATTTCTGCTAATGATGCCATATTGTGTTGCCTTTCTATGCGTTAATATGATTTTAAAATTTAAGATTTACTTAAATGTGTTGCCTACAAGGTTATTTTAACACAGCCTGTCTGTGTTTCCTACCTTTACGGTAGAGAATTTTGCCTAACTTGTTGTTTACGGAAGTGTGCGCTACTACACACACTTCTTTCATATGTTTATTTATATTATTTTAGCAAAGCCAATGATTTTATTCTTGCCAGCACAGCATCGCCTTCTTTGAGTCCAGCGGCACGATCAAGTGCGGTTTGTTCTTTTCTATCTTTAAACATATTGCCAAGTTTTTCAATTCCTTTGCCAACTGTGGCACCAAGTGCGGCACCGCCTGCGGCAGCAAGAGGACCTGCCATTGGATGCGATGCTAATTGATTTAGTGTGTCATAATCAATGATCTCATCTACTTTTTCTTCGCCCATGATACCTGCTGGCATGCCCATTCCGCACTCTGCAAGGCCGTGTTCTGGACAGTACTCGCCTTCAGCAGTCATGTTGCATGAGCCGCTTTCGGTAGTGACAGGCATAGCCATGGGAGAGATAAGATTTTCGTTTACACCTAGTTCGGCTGATAACTTGTCGCTGATCCAGTTGTAAGGATCGCCATCACGTGCTTTGGCCACACCATAAGGCATTTCACCATTGTCACTGTAGTAATCATACAAGGCATGATACAACTCATCATTGAGATCGCCGTCGGCT